ATGATATTGATTTTTCTTCACCATCAAACGCAGACGGATTTCCTAATAGACTAAAAATCCCAAATTTCGACTCAAACAATAAGTTATTAAATTATACAATTGTTAAACGTGAGACCGTTGTTAATGGTATAACTAAAGTTTTTAAAAGAGTTATTACCGCAAATGATGTTAGACCATTTTTTGAATTATTTTTACCTGAAAAGACCGTTTTAGGAGTAACAAGTGTTTTATTAAAAGATGGAACTCAATACGCCAATGTACCCTCAAATCAAGAATTTTTAGGTGTTGATAATAGATGGTTTGAAGTACAGGCTTTAGCCCAAGATAGAGTGTTTATTGAAGACCCAACAAAAGTTTCGGATAACCCTGGTATTAAAGTTGGTAGATATGTGAATACCGCAACTAAATTCATAACAGAATTTACACCTGAAGGTTTCTTTAAAATGACCTTTGGTGGTGGTAGTCAATCGGCTGATGAACAATTAAGAGAATTTGCCCGAGATGGTAAACCATTAAATTTATACAAATATTCTAATAACTTCGCATTAGGTAGTACTTTAAAACCTAATACCACATTATTTGTTCAATATAGAATTGGTGGTGGTACAGGAACTAATTTAGGTGTTGGGGTTATAACACAAATTGGTACAGTTTCATTTTTTGTGAATGGTCCATCTGAATCAGTTAATACGACTGTGGTTAATTCATTAAGATGTAATAATATTACAGCGGCTATTGGTGGGGCAAACTATCCAACAACAGAAGAAGTTAGAAATTTAGTTTCATATAACTTTACAGCACAAAACAGAGCAGTTACAGTAAATGATTATGAATCAATCATTAGAACAATGCCCTCACAATTTGGAGCACCGGCTAAAGTTGCGATAACTGAAGAGAATAATAAAATTAAAGTTCAAATGTTATCATATGATGAAACTGGTAGATTAACTGAGATTGTTTCAAACACTTTAAAAAATAATGTTGCAAACTACCTGTCAAATTATCGTATGATTAATGATTATGTGTCAATTGAAAGTGCAAATGTTATTGATTTAGCAATAAATGTTGACGTTGTGTTAGACAATTCACAAAATCAAGGTTCTATTATTTCTCAAATAATTAATATAATCACAGATTATTTTGACCCAACAAACCAAGAAATGGGTGAAAATGTTAATGTATCAGAATTAAGAAGATTAGTTCAAAGTGAAAATGGGGTTATTTCCGTTTCTGACATGACATTTTTTAATAAAGTTGGTGGTCAATATTCTTCCTCTCAAACATCACAAAGATATATTGATTCGGAAACTAAACAAATTGAATTAGTTGATGATACAATTTTTGCCGAACCAAGACAAGTGTATCAAGTTAGATATCCAAACAAAGATATCAATGTGAGAGTTAAAAATATTAAAACGGTTAATTTCTCTTAGCAATTTATTTTAAAATTTATTGAATTATCTTTTGAAAATAGTATATAAACTATTTATTAAAAAAGATTATTATGTCCAATTCATTTAGAATACGTACTGAGCCTGGTGTTGACAAATCACTTAACGTCTTGATAGACCAAGAATTTGAGTATTTAGAAATACTATCTCTAAAATTATTACAAAGTCAAATATATACTAGACAATGCTCTGATTACGGGGTAATTGTTGGTAGGGTAAGTGTGAACAATGGTTTTGGTATTCCAAATGCTAAAGTTTCTGTGTTTATACCTTTAGACACAAATGACGAACTTAATCCTGTTACTTCTGATTTATATCCGTATAAAACATTAACAGATTTAAATGAAGATGGTTATAGATATAATCTACTACCATATGTTAAATCTCATAGTGGACATAATCCAACAGGAACTTTTTTTAATCGGAAGGATGTTTTAACCGACCCAACTTTAATACAGGTATACGATAAATACTACAAATACTCTACTGTAACAAACTCTAGCGGTGACTATATGATTTTTGGTGTACCAACCGGAAGTCAAACAGTTGTTGTTGATATTGACTTATCAGATATTGGGGAATTTTCATTATCACCTCAAGATTTAATTAGAATGGGTCTTGCAACACCAACTCAAGTTGCTGGTATAAATTTCAAAGCATCATCAAATTTAAATTCGTTACCTCAAATTATTAATTTTAATAGAACTATTGAGGTTGAGCCGTTATGGGGTCAACCTGAAATATGTAATTTGGGTATAACAAGAACTGATTTTGATTTATCTAAAGAATCCGGTATTGATATTAGACCAACATCCATCTTTATGGGTTCGATTGTTTCAAGTAACGATGACGAAGCCCTTCCGAGAAATTGTAAACCCCGACTTAAATCCGGTTCACAATGTACTTTAGTAACCGGCCCGGGAGAAATATTAGCAATAAGACAAACTATTTTTTTAGATGCTCAGGGTAAACCAATTTTAGAGACAGTGGATTTAGAAGAAGGTGGTCAAGTTATTGATGATAATGGTGCGTGGTTAGTAGATGTCCCAATGAATTTAGATTATTTAATAACTAATGAGTTTGGGGAACAAGTTATATCTGATGACCCTAAAAAAGGTATCCCGACTAAAGGTAAATACCGATTCAAAGTTAAATGGAATCAATCACCATCAATATCAGAACCTGTTAGAAGAGGGTATTTTTTAGTACCAAATGTTAAAGAACACGGTTGGACAACTAGTGGTTCAAACCCAAACGCAACACTTCAAAAGAAGTCATATGCGTTTAGTTTAGATTGGGATGATTATGTTGATTTTCAATCGGCAATAGATTGTACAGATACGTTTTATTTAATGCAATATAATAAAGTTTATACTGTATCTCAATTAGTTGACCAATATAGAAAAGGGTATTTAAATACACAATTTATTGGTATTAAAAATATTATTGATGATTCTTGTGAAAGTGAGAACAATAAATTTCCAACAAATGATGGTGTTTTTAGGTTTGACTTAATTTATTTTTTATTTTGGATAATGTTGTTTTTATTCAGACCTGTTTTTATCTCATTAATACCTGTTATTCATATTCTTTGGTTTGTTCTTAAAGTTATAGGAATAATATTAGTCGTTATTCTTTATCCTTTAATACTTCTTGTTGGGTTTATTTGTGCGGCTATTTTAAAACCACTTTTAGGTATTCTTGGGGCATTGCCGATAATTGGTAGACGATTTAGAAAATTAAGAGACAAAATGAATTGTCCTGGTATATCAGACGCTAATCGTTTGGCAAAACAAATTCTTGAATTTCCTGATAAGTTAAAAAATATTAAAATACCAAATTTATCTTATCCGGAGTGTTCATTTTGTGATTGTGGTGATAATGGAGATTTACCTAAAGATGAACCTGATGTAGAACAATTAGAAATAGACGCGCCAGACGAATCTCTTCCTGAAGGGGCTGGTTCATCATTATTAACCCCATTTGAAATCGCCTCACAATATAAGATTAATAGATTAAATAATGGAACACCCGGACCACCACCTGTACCCGGTGTTAACACAGGTGATTCTGTTTATCAAAATTTATTTGCGGGAGATGGTTTGGGTAATGCTGACAATGCGTCATTTACACCCTCAACAAGAGTTCCTACTTCAGTTATATCAACAAATGATGACGAAGACCCTGCATTATCTGCGGATAATCCTGAATATTTATATTTTTCATCGAGTTTAACTGTATCTGAAAGATTAAATTTGTTTAATACTAAAGGAAAATATTTTAATGAAAGTGGTGATAATCCTGGTGGGGGGGTTAATAGAATTAAAGTAACATTTCAACCGGATTTAAATCCTCCGACACCAACAACTAATTTTCATTATGATAATGTGGTTGCGATAGTATGTACTCAAAGTGCAACAAATTTAGAAGCGGGTACTATGTTATCTTTTCAAGATTTTACTCTATCAAAAGATAAAAATGTTATTAATACCGGAACTACATTAAATGAGTATGGTACAAATACCATTACAGGTACGACAATAAATAGTGGGTCAACAACTAATCCCGGAACAATTTCGATTACTTATGCAAATCCTGATGGTACTTCAGGTAATCAATCTGTATCATATCAAATTGTTACTTTTTCAGGTGACCCTCGATATGCTAGATTCCCTATGGATGTTGAATATTTTCAAGTTATTACAGGTATGACTTATGCTCAATATAGTGGAATGTGTAATACTAGTACGGCTTCATTACCTAATGATTGGAACAGCAATAATTCATTTTATAATAGGTTTTTAAATAACGATATGAGATTTTATCGTGTAAGCCAACCTCAAGAATTTGCGTTTCCTTGTAATCCACACTTGTCTTGGTCAACAATAGAAAGATATTTTTCACCTATAGATTATTATAAATCAATGGATAAACAGAAAGTTATTTTCTTGGTTAGAGGTGTTGACCCTAATTCAAGTAGAACTAAAGTTCAATATGATTTAAGTCGATTATTTGGTTATAATTTTGGTAATTCATCAACAATAGTAATGGGTGAAAAATATAAATTAAATTACCCAATTCAAGGTACTTTAAATTGTGTTAATCATATTACTAATAGTAATTTAACATCTGATTTTTATTTTAATTCGTTTCGTTTTCTACCATCTATAACACCACCTAACCCATTATTTGAAACATTTGGTTTTAGTGCTTTCTCGAGTAATTTACATACGTATTATTCTAATTTAGATACAACAAACGGTGGTTTTACTCCGGTAAATGGACTTCCTACATTATCATCCGTGACATCACCATCATCTACAGTGTCTAAAGTGGTTAACCAATATACGAATGATGATAACCCACCATTTCCTTATCAAGAAGGAACGCGTGGTTGGAATGGGTTTATTATGGAGTGGGACATTCAGTATACTTATGACATACAGTGTATAGTATTTAGTGTTCCTTATAATAGAAGAGCGGGAACATACAACGTTTCTCCTAATGATAATAGAGGTTATTATTTAGGTGAGATAGTTGAAGGTGGTACTATGTTTTATCAGAGATTAGATATAAATCAAACTACTGGAAGTAACCCATTTTCAGTTGAAGGTATTTATTACGCGCCAAAATATCCAAGTACGGCGGTTTTAAATTTTGATTTAACTAGTGTTAATCAACGTAAAATAGTGATGAGGTCTGATAGATTACCAACATCAACAGTTGTACAAAATAATTTAGGTAATAGTTTCCCTTTACACACAAACACTAATTTTGCAATTTTTGTTGTAACTGATGATGGTGCAACTATTAATCAAAGTGTTGGTGGTACGGGGTCATCAAATGTATTTGTGGGAGAAGCGGGGGCTTTTGCACCTGAACCAATAGTTGGTCCGGATGCTGAACCAGAACTTGTTAATCAAATTTTAAAGTCATTTAATTGTGGTGATATGGCACCGTTAGGGTGTTATTATAGTGAAGAAATTGGTGGAAAAAATAATTTAAGAATATATGATAAAGGAAATTCTTGTTGGAGTTTTGGTGGTGGTAAAGTTAAGTTTGATGGTGGTTGTTACATATTAATTACTCAACCAATACTTTCTTTATTATCAGGTCAAGATTTTCAAGTAGTGTTTGAATGGACAAATAGGATTCAAGTAATGTTTGGTGCATGTAGAAATGTATTTTCTCATTTATTTACGAACAATTGGATTAATGGAGTTCTTTACACTTTTTCATTTTCTAATGATATTGTTTTCAATAGTCAAAATCGACCTGTGAGTAGAATTTGTAGTGAAAATATTTATTTTGACCAAGACACTAATAATTTTTATTATAGAAGTAGTCCTTGGAATGATAGTATTTCTGAATTTATTGGTATGGATAGACCTCGTCCTGCTTCAGTTATAGAAGGTATATTTGGTGGTTATGGTGGTAATTTAAAAAATTTAAAATATCCAACAACTATCATGGATTTAGGACCAAGAAACTTATATATACAAGAATTGGTTATGTCTGATGATTTTGATGGGTATGTTATGAATAGGTTAAATACGTCAAGTTATGGTGATGTTTCTGAATTATTAAATCTTTTAATTATTACAAGATTAGCTAGTCCCGGATTTTTGCAAAAAATTGGGTTAAATAATACTGGTATCCTATCATTTTTCAGTAGAACTAAACTTATGATTGATGGTGATTATGCTCAAATGATTGCTATTAATTCTGAATTATCGGTGGCGCCGTTCCAATCATTAAATTATCCTGACAATCCTGCTGGACAACAAAACCCAATATATTATAACCCGTCAAGTGATATTAATAAGGTGGTGTTTGGTGTTTTCTTTTCTTCAGATACTCAAACGCGAGATTTTATATCACCAAAAAGAACGATTATTGACCCTGATGGGATTGCGAATCAACCGTGTACTTTTAGTTATTTTTCGGTATTCACTCAAACGGTTCCATTTTATCAATGGAATATAAAACCAGATGACACCAATAGTATTTTTGGGTCTCAAAAAAATGGGTGGTATACTAACCCAATAAACAACCCAGCATTTTTTAATTATCCTTATCAATTGTTAGACAGAACTGAACCTTCATCAAGATATATGAGAACATCTCAAAGTCCTGAAAACAAATACTTTAAAGGTTATATTTATTCTGTTTATCCTGATGGAACATTAAATCCGGAGTTTAACTCTATTGAATCAAATTCATATGATGACAGATTGTTTAATACCGGAGCTCCGTTTTATTTTTATTTTGGATTGAAAAAAGGTAAATCGGCATTTGATAGATTCACAACTAAATGGTTAGATACAACAACAACATTATAATATGGGAAATAGAATTGATACTAGAGTAATTTTAGGTTCTTTACGATATAAATCGGCACCAGACACCAATCTGATGTTCAATGTTCCTTTAGTTCAAACCGCTCAAATAAATGTTGAATTTGATAGGAATATTGATGTTAGTTTGGAACAAGTGTTTGATGATGAAAGACAAAAATCTGATATATTTAGACCTACCTGTAAATTTTCATTATTATTTAATAATTCATATACAGGTAGTACGGATTACATACCATTTGAAAATAATCTGTATTATGTTAATGAAGCTCAAGCGGCGGCGAATAATTGTACCCCAACTGGTATAAATCCAAGTGTTATTTGGTCAGGATTTCCACAATATAATGAATTTGATTTTATTAGAACTGATTACAATGTTCCGGGTTATACTCAACCACCATATAATCATTTGACTTTTGTAAGCAAAAGTGCTTCAACATATAATTGGACGCATTATGTTAGTTATCCATTTGAAAATGATTATCAAAAACAATTAAATGCTATTATTAAAATACCATCAATTTCAAACGCAGTTACATTAGATTGGGTCGCTTCAGACGGGATTCCTTTTGTGGTTGAAAATGATGATACAACTGTATATAACGGAAGAGGGATTATTAAATGTATATGTCCGATGAAACATGGATTA